AACCCAGAGCCTAAAAAAGGTTTTGAATCTTCTGGTAATGATGTACTAGGAGGTATTGATTTAAGCAGGTTTGAACCAAGATAATTTTTACAAACTATTATATATTATTAAATTATGGCAAAGTGGACAGTAAAAGGCGCCGTTGATAACGAGCCTAAGTCAAAAAAAGAAACAGAACAAGCGGTTCTTGATAAAGCTGTTGAGAAAGGAGAAATAGATCCTCAACAAGCAGGTAAAGAATCAGATGAAACACCAAAAATTAATTTAGATGCCGTTCAGAAGCAAAGCGCAGATGAGGTTCCTGTACGCGACGAACCCGGAACTAGCGAGGAAGTTCAAAAGGAAAACAAAGAAGAGAAAGTTGAAGAACCTACCGGAGAGAATAAACAAGAAGAGTCGCCGATCGAAATTATCAAAGAAGAGAAAGTTGAGGAGGGGGCTGGGCAGCCTAAAGTCGATACGAACGCGGCTAAAGTAAACGAAATACCGGAGCAAAAAGAAAAAGCTCCTGAGCAAAAATTACCAGAAGGTATTGAAAAATTAGTTCAATTTATGGATGATACTGGAGGGTCTCTTGAAGATTATGTTAATATGAATAGAGATGTTTCGAGTTTATCTGAAGGCGAGCTATTAAGACAATATTATTCTCAATCTAAACCTTGGGACTCTAAAGAAATTTCAGAATACATGGATGACAATTTCACGTATGATGAAGAAACTGAAGAGCCTAAAGAAATTCGCGCAAAGAAACGCGCATATAAAGAAGAACTTCATAATGCACGTAAGTTTTTTACAAATCATAAAGAAAAGTATTATACGGATCTTAAGTTAAACCGTCAAAAAGAAATTCCTGAAGATTATGTAAATGCTTATAATGCTTATAATGAATATCAACAAGGACAAGAGTCTAACAAACAACTTAACCAGATTTTTTTAGAAAGAACAGATAACGTTTTTAACGATACTTTTAAAGGTTTTGATTTCCAGGTTGGAGACAATAAATACCGATATAAAGTAAATAATGTTAATGAAACAAAACGAATGCAATCTGATATTTCTAACTTTATCAAACCATTTATGAATGATAAAGGTGAAATTGGCAATGTCGCAGGCTATCACAAAGCCTTATTCGCTGCAAGAAATGCGGATAAAATAGCGCAGCATTTTTATGAGCAAGGCCGTGCCGATGCTTTAACAGAAAGTGCAAGAGAAGCTAAAAATATTGATATGAGTCCTCGACAAGAAGGCGTCATAGAAACAAAAGCTGGTCAAAAATTTAGAGTTGTTTCAGGAGATTCTAGTTCAAAACTAAGAATTAAACTTAAACAATAAAAATTTAAAAAATGGCTTTAACAACTGGAATAGAACATTTAACCCCTTCGCCTAGCAAAGGACAATTGTTCCAAGGTAATTATATTACCGATTTCGATTTTACAAAACAATTTTTACCAGACGTATACGAAAAAGAAGCTGAGATTTATGGAAATAGATCTATTGGCTCATTTTTACGTATGGTGTCTGCGGAAATGCCTTCTGCTTCTGATGAAATCAGATGGGTAGAGCAAGGTAGATTACATATTAGATACGACAACGTAGCTATTGGTTCT